AGTGACTCCTAAAAATCTTGAATTAATCGGACGTCCCATTTGTTTTCTCCTTGTGGTTACGTTCTAGGTAATACGCGGTGGGTTGCCGCATAAGTCCTCATCATAGAGGTTCTCTCTTTGACAAAGTATTTATCAATTAAATTTGTTCGCGAAGTTTTGCAACAGTTTGTTCGATTTTGCCAAAATTGTAGACATGGAAGGCTGTGTTATCTATGTTTGACACAAATTTAGCTGTGTCAAAACCTGTGGCATTTAGATATGCTATGCCACTCAAGTTAGTTGCTGCTGCCTTTGTGCTTGCAATCACTCCGCAACGCTGCATGTATTTCAACAAATTCGACAGAGAGCACATGCTAGGAACGCCAATTCTAGTGTTTGCGTGAAACTGATTTAATAGTTTTGTACTGAGACAGAATTGTGTGATGCCCCCAGAAAAACTCGTATACTTTTTTCGTTGCACATCACCGTAGGTTTCTTTTTGTGGATAAACGCCGCACAGCCGTCGCAGGTCATGCTCTTTTATTGTTCCACAAAGTTGATACGCGGACTGATAAAACCGACCCTGACGTAAATTTCCGCCTATGACCAACACAGTTGCAACGCCCAAGGATTTAAACTGTTCGCAACAGTCCACAAGCTCCTTTTTTGAATGAAGATTTCTTGCTGCAATGTGAGGTACAATGTTTTTGTTTGGATTTTGTTCTTTGATTTGTTTGACGGTATCTATAGTTTCGTAGAGTGTTTTATTTTGTAGGTGTGTTACGGTTATTTCGTCTACACAGTCTATCACCGATCTAGGCAGTGTTTGTGACACAGTTTGTTCTACCGAAAGAAACATTGATAGTCCTTTGTCAATGTTTTATTTATACCTCGGTCAAAAAAATAGGGCCCGAAGGCCCTATTCCGAATATATCAAATATATTCTGTCTTAGCTAAAGCTAACGTTGCCGTTAGTAATGCCAACCTTACCGAGGTAATCGGCGGCGTTACCAAGCGATGAAGCTGTGTTGGATAGCTCAACGTAACCATAACGTGTCATGAATGAAACGACTGGCTCGAATGTGCTTGGATCCAATACAACGCCTGAGCTCATCAGCGGAATGTATGGGCAATAGAATGCCGCTGCATCCGACTCTGATGTGCCTTTGTAGCCAACAAGCACTGGTGAATTATCAGCAGCATATGTGTTGACATAAACACGCATTGCGTTGTTGAGTGTACCGACCATCTTGGTGTTGGTTGGTGCTTCAAAGGTACCTTCTGTGGTACGTGCAAACGCTGAAGTAGTTGCTGACTGTAGTAGTGTTAGCGCAAATGGGCTAACAACTGCCCAGTTACCAGCGCCACGACGTGTGCGCTGTGCAATCAGGTTTGCAACACGGTTGATCTGAACAGCCAGTGCGGCGTGCTCGTCACCAACAAATGTAGCAGTGCCTGAAACAGCAGCCTGATCATAAGTTTCGTATGTGCTTGCTAGGTTACCCAGTGAAGCTAGAATCTCCTGATCAATTTCTGCAGTAATTTCCTGTGCTAGAGCAGCCATAATTTCTGCTTCGACGTCTACGCCGTGCTGTGCCTGTGCATCCTGAGCAGCTTCGAAAGTCCAGCGTGCGCTGAGCTTACGAGTTTTGGCTTCTACAGTCTGCTTCAAGATCTGAATGCTTAGGCGATTACCTGCTGTTCCCTCTAGTGATGCTGTTGCTGCACCTTTAGCTGGATCACCATCGTTACCTGAATAGGCTTCGGCGATCTTGAATGGTGAAAGTGCCTCTTCACCTGCTGTTGTGTTCTCAGCGCCACCTGTGGTAGTGTCTGAATAACGAACACGTAGTGTGTGGATCTGACCCACTGGACCAGTCATTGGTTGCACACCAACCAGTTCATTAGCAATGACTGTTGGCATTACACGTCTAATTACTGGTAGAATTACACGGTTAAGTGTTGCTACGTTACCGGCTGAGGTAGCACCAGCGGTTGCACTCTCTGACAAATACTTGCGAGTATTTTCTAGTGTCGCAGCCATCACAGATTTCTTATTGCCTGTTAGGCCTTCAAGTAGAGCACCCTTGGTCTCCTGCCAGCGACTTTCTAGTAGTTCTGACATTATTATCTCCTTAATTTAATCCAGCTAGACGACGCATGTCAATGACATTTTCGTCTGCCTTACTACTAACGTTAGTTTGTGAAACTTCTTCACGATTGCCTGTTACTTCTGTGCCTTCTGTGATAACTGCCTTTTTGGCTGGAGTTTTACCGTCGATAACTGATGGTAAGTATTTGTCAAACGCAGAACGCAGTCTGTTTGTTTGAACGCTTTCCAGTAAGTCTGACATAATTTCCTTTTGATCCTTGGACAAAGGTGCTGTCAGTTCATTTAAAATATCTTTTCGCTGCGCAGACTCTGCCAAACGCTGTTTTTCAGATTTCTGACTTTCAGCTAGTTTGATTGCCTTGGCAGCATGTGCCTTTGCTTCAGCAAGTTGCTTGTCTTTGGCGTCAAGAACTTTCATAAGCTTGGCTGTTTCTGACTTTTCATTTAGGTAGCTGTTAGCGTATTCGCCTGCAAATGCTTCGAATACCTTGCGACCAAAGTCGTTTCTTCGTGCTTCTTCAATATCTTCTTTGAGCTGTGTGATTTCGCTTGAAAGAGCTTTGTCAACAGTTTCTGATACTGCTTTAGCACTTCTTTCGACAAAGTTTGATTTAACCTTGGCGAAGTGTTCTTTAGCTTCACGTACTAAGCGTACTTTTGTTTCAGCTAAATCTTTCTTGTCCTCGTTGAACTCTGCAATTTCTTTTGCAAGTGCTTCGACAACAAATTCTTCAAGTTTGGCAAAGTTACCCGCCATAACCTTTTGATCTTCGTGCAGTTCACCAACTTCTTGCGACAATTGGTCCATAACAAAGCCCTTCAGCAGATCAGCGTTTTCACGCATTGCAACTGCATATTTGGCCTTGGCTTCGGCTAGCTGATTGCGATCTTCTTTGAATTCTTCGATCTCTTCTGCTAGGCGCTCAGACAGCATAGAATCAATAGCTTCTACCATTGTTTTCTTGTCATGTTCATATTTCTGAGCAAATTCTTCACGTAGTTCAGCGGTTACTTGCTGGCGATTTTCTTTTACTTTCGCATCCCAAGCTTCCTGAATTTCTTGACGCACTTCTTCTGTAACTGCATCGCTTTCGAGTAGTGATTTTAGTGCATCCAACATATAATATCTCCCGTTATTGGAGTTTGTTGATTATGTTAACCAACGATTCCTTTAAATACTTTTGTGCCTTGTTGTCATGTTTTGTTGCCTCTGCTAATTCGTATGCCTTATAACCGCCACGGGCATTCATAAGTTGCTCGTAGATGGGTGTTGGGTAGGCGCCAGGCGCACTTGGTTGTGCGACAACGTCTACTGTTATAATTTCAAAATCAGATACTTCGTTGCTTCCGTCTTCTGATACATTACCAGAGCCCCGAGATGAGACACCTAGTTTTACACCTGCTTCTAACATAGTGCGAACCAGCTGTCCCATCGGGGTTGGCAAGATTTTTAATTTCCCATAACCGTTTGGACCGTCCATCCACATATCTGTTATCATATGGCTTACACGGTCAAGGTTAATGTTAAGGCCTTCTGGATGATCAACTTCTCCGAGTGGTGTGTATCCGTTTTTACATTGATCATTGAGCGTTTTGACAGCCCTGCCAATTTCATTTACAGGATATACTCGCTGATTGGCGTTACGGACATCACCTTGAATGCAAATTCCTTTCATGTAAAGGTCTTTGCCTTCGTTGGCATTCTCAAGCACAATTTGTGCTTGGTCGAATGTCAAATGCTCTTTTAAGTCTATCATTCAAACTTCCTTATTAGCTGCCAAGTGTTGACTTCTTGTTTGCAGCAGTGTCGCCTGCGCCTTTCTTTTCAGCGCCGTGGCCTTTTGGCTGAGCCTTCATTGACTTAGAAGCCTTTCCTCCAGGAACGTTGACATTGCCCATGTCTTCTTCTTTGGGAGAGTCTGCACTTCCGCCTTTTTCTTCGCCGCCTTGTGCGATGTTTCCAGCTTCGCCGCCCATGTCGTTGGCACTTGCTACTGGTGAGTCAGTGTTAACACCGTCGTCGCCCATTTTAGCAGTTACTTTTTCAACATACTCTCTCATTGTTTCAGCTTCAGACATGTCTTCGTCGTCTTCTTCGTCGTCTTCTTCAGCTTCGCCAAAGTCTAGGGCTTCTTCTTTTTCGTCGCCCTCTTCACCGTCGTCGTCACTGTCCATGTCCATGTCCATGTCCATCTCAGTGTCGTCGTCGGAATCCTCTTCATCGCCGTCTTCGCCGGCCATCATCTTTTCGAATTCTGCTTT